AGTTTATTTATTTTGTTTCCCAGTCACGATCCGAGCCTCTATTTGTAAAAGTTGCATTTCCAACAGTTTCAAATTCGTAGATAATAGTTTCAGGAAAAGAAGTAACTATATTTTGATTTAAAACAATTTGAGAGCGTGCGTACTTAGTGTAACTAAATAAATAAACTTTATTTAATCCACCTTGACCGCTTTTACATTTGCGAGTATATCCATTTGTTAGACTACTATTCATTAATTATTCTAACTCTATAAAATTACCCTCAACACTTCCACTTGTTGAAATATATTCCACACTCTTAGTACTATCACTTCCAAAATACCATCCTGCGGTAACTTTAACATCTCTTTGCGCATTAACTTCATCTTGCAAAGTCTTATACTCAGGCAAAGGGTTTTTGCAAATCCATTTATAAAACCTATCTATGTAAACTTGTGCGTTAGAATTATATTTGCCTGACAAGGTGTATAACTCGTCTTTGTCTACTATCTCAGCGTTTTCTGCTTGGTGTTTGTAAGTACCTCCATTTCTTACTAAATAATTAGATATTTCTATAAATTCAGCAGTCGCCTTGTGTAACGTTATCGGTTGCACATATTGAGTAAACAAAGTCGAGTATAAACCTGTTAATGTTCCGTTTTCCTTGTCTTCTTTTAGCTTATCATATAATTCACTACCTAATAATGGTTCAATTTCTCTTACCATTACGTTTAAAATAGCGTATTGTATTTTGTCATCATCAACGTTTCCGTCGATTATTGTGTACTTCTTTATCTCTAAAGGCTTTACGAATAGTATTTCTGCCATTATATAACTATGTGTTTATATGCTATTTGCATTTGTCTAACTTAATCCACCTCTATTAGGCATATTTATTGGTGCAATACTTACTTTTGTATCGTTTGTTTCAAGCTTCATTCCTCTTCTTCTCGCTTCACTCGTGCTAATTATTTCTGCTAAAGGACTATTTACATCAACGCCTCTTCCTTTCTTTAAATATATTACTCTGTTCCACTTATGGTAACAATTTTTTCCTCCTTTGTATAGCCAAATAGAGTAAGTATTTGCTCCGTGTGGTCCCCATCCTGCGTTTACTACCTTATTATCTAATTGTAATATGTCTTCTTTTCGGTAAATCTTACCTGCCAACATCATTTTTTGACAAAATTCACGCTCTGGTGCTGGGTTTCCTACATATTTATATCTTACAATAAAATCTTCCCCATCTTGACTACTTTTAGCGTTAGGTCTTGCTACTCCTGTACTTGCTAACTGCAATTTTACTTCTTCTTCATAGTCAACCTCTATTTCATCAATCAAATCATATGTTTCAAGGTCTTCATCCTCTCCTAACTCTATAAAAGCGTCTAAATCAGTCTTTTTTTTTTCGTCAGGACAACAAACGTGTTCGCTTAATTCTGTTTTTGTAGCCTCTTGTTTAACTTCTACCAATGGTTTAAACCCTAACTCTAAATTAAGTCCGTAAAACATAGCAACGTCTTCTAAAGCCTCTACAATGTAGTCTTGCTTTGGTTGTATAACGTTTACTAATAGTTGCGCTCTTGCTTCTGCCATTTCATCGGCTGTTGAACTAAAACCACTTGTAGTACTTACACCTACTAAGCTTGTAGAAGTACACAAATGCGACGTTAAAAGTTGTTGCCTTGCTTCCTCAGTCAAATAAGCCCATTGTTTATGCGCATCGTTAACAGTTAAAGGTGTTACAGTTATTTCTGCATCTCTTCCGTTAAAAGATAGTACAAATTTACCTGCATTACTGCTACCAACTAACTTCTGCTTTATCTTTTTCTCTAATTCGTCTTTTTCTTCAGTACTTAAACTGTTACCATCAGGAATATTTATAATATAACCAAAACTTAAACCGTTTTTAATGTGGCTTATGTAGTAGTTAGATATTTCCTCTTCCATTTCAGCATATGGTAAACCTGCAATATAATCAGGGTCTGCAAAATAGTCGTTACCTGCTTTGTATGGTTTAATATTGTATATTTCAACGCTGTCTTTAGAAGTTCCGAACGCTGGATATAATTCGGGGCTATTTTCAGGTCTTCCTTGTTTACTCCAGTCACGACTATACCAATATCCCTCTATTTCCTCGTCCTCGTTCGCAATAGTTGGCGCAATCTTTTGTTTTGGTATATGATATAGACTTGGTAATTCGTTTTTACCTTTTGCGTTAATCTTTTGAAACGACGCTTCGCCAAATAATTGAAAATCATAACAAATCTTTCTAAGTTCTCTTGGACGTAACATAGTCATAAAAGCAACCCAATCAGCAGTAGTACCTGACTTTTTATAAAGCCCTTTACCATAAATCATATTCGCATAAGACTTGTTAATTGCTCCATTTGTAGGACTTCCGTTATTTCTGTCGATTATATATTGATAAAAACTATTATTTTTACCATTTAAAACCCAATCCTTTGACTTGTTTTCCTCTATTTTAGGCTTAACATAGTTATTTAATTGAATTAATCTTATATCACTGCTTTTATTGTCCATAACTAAACGTATCGTCTGAGATACTATAATTTTGTGTATCTTGATTTGTTGATATTGCTTTTCCTCTGTAAACTATTTGACCACTTTCATTTTCTATAAGTACGCTGAATCTTTCGCCCTCACTTAAAAAATCAAATTCTAAACCTGTTGCTATTATAAAGCCATCTAAGTAAGTATTAACTAAAGTATTAGTATAAACTATTTCGCTTGTGCTTTCGTCTTTTAAAGTTAATGTAAGAGCCTCCTCCGTGTCAAAACGTGGAATAATTGTTATAGTTTGCTCTAAGTTGTCTTGGTTAAACACTATCATACTATTAAGACTAAATAATTGTATTTTTGTTATAAAAAAAGCCTTGCAAATTAATACAAGGCTTTTAAAAAATGAAAAAAACTAAAAAACTAATCTATACTAAAGCTAAGAACGCTGTAACTGTTGCACTATCTAATTTTGGTGATAGTGATTTGGTTGTAGCTGTACCTGTTAAAGTGTAACCGTTTAAATCTGTTTTAGCACCTCCTGTCGAAGCTACTCCTGTAAAGTCTATACCATCGTCTATTCCGACTGCGTGATAAACTCCATTTCTATCTTTTACTACTGCCATTGGATAACCCTCAATTAACTTGTCTATTAAAAAAGATGTTGGTGCATCTTGTACTTTTAATATAGTTGTTAATGTTTGCGTATTAACCGACGTACTTGTGTTTCTATCTCCTACCTTGCTTTCTTCAAATGTGTTACCATCTCCCTCAAGTTCGAATTCAAATACTTCTGTTAATAAAGGGTTAATTGCAGTAGCTTCTCCATCAGCATACGTGAAAGGGTCTTCCACGTAGTTAAATATGTAAAGTTTGGATTGACCTCCTAAACTATTTTTACATACTTTACTTCTACCTGATGTTATATCGCTATTACATGCCATTTATTATATATGTTTTAAAAAAAGGGATGACTTAACACCCCTTTAATATTAATTAATTATGCAGGGATACTATAAAGAACTATCTCACCTCCCCAAGCGTACTGCACACCACCTGTTAAAACTATCTTAGTTCTAACTTGTCCTGATAAATCAGTTTCATCCATATCCTTAATTCTAATATCATTCATATCAGATAAAAGACCTGTACCAAAGAATAAGTTAGACTTATTGTATGCTACCATTGTATTAGCTGGTAAACCTTTGATTTCAGTTAAAGTGTAACCGTTAAATTCTGCCTCACTTGGATTTAAGAAAGTACCGTTTGTTCTTGCCTGTGAACCGTAAAGTTTTTTAACTGCTCTTAATACGTTTGTAGATACACCTCTTACTAATGAATCCTCTTGATCCATTTCGTCAGTAATAGCGTCTAAGAACTTAACTAATTCAGCCTCTACGTTTGCAGAAGTAATTGCTACACCTGATACATCGATAACGTCAGCATCTAATAAGAAAGCTGGAATAAATCCTGCTAAAGAACCATCTGAACCGTCACCGTTCCAAATCTCTTGGTCTAATTTACGTGCTAAACGTGTACCCATATCTGCTAAGATTGCAGTTTGCTCTGTTGCTGGTAACCCGTTGTCGTTATGCGCTGAGAATCCCATTTCTTGAGCCGTCCAAAGTTGTCTAAAGTCTTCTTTACAAAATTCTCTATCTTCTTTGATTTTCTTTGGTGCTAACTCTTTTTCTGAAAGCGTTACGCTTCCTGCTGGAGTCCATCCACAAGCGTAGTCAACAAAGCCTGATGCCGTTTCTACTTTTCTAATAAATTGTGGTGATACAATGTTAGGTAAAACCGTTACTAAGTTTTCACTAATTGTATTCGCTTCTTTAATCATTTCAGCAATGTAACCTCCTGCTACTTCACCTACGTAATTTGTTGTAATGTTTAATGTTGATGCCATGTTATAATTTTGCGTTTAATCTTTCTGTTAATGATAATTTAACTCCTGTTTGAGTTTGTTTTTGTGATGCTGTTTTAATTGCTTTTGTTGCTGGTTGTTTAGATAATTCTAAAACTTCTGCTTTTAATGTGTCGTTTTGTTTAGTAAACTCTGATTTAAAAGTTTCAAACTTAGCATCTAAATCTGTACTATATTTAATCATAATTGATTTAATAGCCTTTTCTAATTCATCCCCTAAGTCGCCTTGAGGTAATGCAGGTGTTACTGGTGCTTCATCGTTTAAAGGAACGTCAGCAGGTGCTTCTTCTACAACCTCATTACCTTTAACTTCTGTAATAGTACCATTTGCATCTACTACAATTACACCCTCTTCTGTTTTATGCTCTCCCTCAGGTAATGGAATTTTTTCTCCGTCTTCTGTTAAAGCGTATGCTTCAACTCCAACCTCTAAGGTTTCGCCTTGATAATGTATTTCAACACCATCTTCTGTTTTTACCATTCCAAGTTTAACCTCTTCAACTGCTTTAGCATCCTCCTTTGGGGATAGTGCCATTGCAATTTTTTGTGGTAATTCTCGAATAGTATCGATTAAAGATTTCTCTTCTGCCATTGTTATATTTGATTTTAAATTTACTTCTTCTAAGTTTATCATAGCATCGACGCTAAAACCTTTTACTTTTCCTGTTTTTACAAAACCGTTCCAAATCTCGTCGCTATCTACTTTCATCGTAGCAACCCAACTACCTTTAGGATAACTAAAACCAAAAGCATTAGATTTATCGTTTTTAGGGTCTTCTACTATCCAACTTTCGACAAATGTTACACCCTCTATTCGTTGGTTAGCATCGTGTTCTATTGTACTATTAGTTTGGTAACCTGCTTTAAAGAAATTATAAGAAAGGTCTTTTATAGTTTCTTCATTAAATACAATATTAAACTCTTCGCCCCCTTGATTTCTGTAAATCTTTTTGTTAGGCTCTAAAACTAACCCCATTAAAATACGTTGCTCTTTGTCAACTTCTGCAAGTTTAACTTCTGCGTGTTTAGATAATGCAATAAAATTACCCTCCATAGCAGGGTTTTCAACTAATGAAATTCCGAAAACTCCATCGGTTTTGTTTGGTATGTATGTTGCTTGGTATGTCTTCACGTTATTAAGACTAATTAAAATTAATATTGTTACTTTTTTTATATTGTACTGCTGTCTAATATGTTTCTATCCAACTCCTGACCACTTGTTACAGCACTACTAACAACATAAGCTTGTATAGGTCTATTTCCTGCACTATTTAAACTTTCTGCTATTTGATTTGTGCCACTTCCTTGAACTAAATTAAAACTTGGAGCGGGAGCAGTACCACCACCTCCTACTGACGAACTTGATGCGCCTGCACTTTTTCCTGTTGGGTCTGTACTTAGTATTTTACCAATTTGTAAAGCACTAAAAGCACCTGCTAAACCCGCTTGAATTACAGGATAAGCTGGAAAACCTAAAGTAATTGGTGACTTTTGAGCAGTAGTATAAGCGTTTTGAACGCCCTCAATCCCACTAATTGTAGCACTTGCAACCGCAACACCTTTACCTACTATACTATCTTTTCCTGCAATCTCTTGTATTAATTGCGACGTTTGATTTCTAATAGATACTTTAGCGTTAGCAGTCGCCTCTTCAATTTTTTCTTCTTGTTCTGCTAACTTTTTAGCATTAGCTAAATCCTTTCTAAATTGTGCGTCTATTCTGTCGGCATTTTCTTTTGCATACCTTGCTCTTATTTCGTTTAACTCAGATTGCAAAGCCTCTTCAAGTAGAGCTGTTTTTTGTCCTAATTCTTGCGCACGCTCAATCGCAGTGAAATATTTCTCACGTGCTTTTATTTCCTCCTGCTCTTCTTTGCTTTTTTGTGTTAGTAAAAATTCATTTTCTAAGTCCTCAATCGCTTGCAAAGTTTTTAAACGCTCTTCTAAATCAATTTCTCTTTGCTTTTGTGCGCTTTCTCTTGTAGTGTCTATTTTAGTTTT